TCTGCTATCTGTGAAGTTATATTAGCTGCTTCCATAGGTAATAAACCTAAAGGTGTTCCGAGTGAAGCTAGACCTCTCCCTAAAACTCTTGCACCAGTTTTAATTGTACCAGGTGCAACTCTTTTCTTTTCAATACCAAGTGCTCTAGATTTACTAGCTTTAATTGTTGATGGAGCTGTAACGGCTAAACCTGCAGCAGCCTCTGCACCCAACGCCGGTAATTGATAATCTAATATTGCAGGTCTATCAAAATTTATTG